GGGTCACTCCTGAGTTTCGGCTCAGTTATAGACCTACTGCTTTTCGGAGTGGTAGGTCTTTTTTATTGTAAGCTCGGCCGAGTTTATAGTGACAATATCAACCTCCTAGGAGTATCTCATGAGCATCGTTGACGAAATTGCAAAGCGCAAGGCAGAACAAACCGCACAGTCCGCTGACTCTGCAGTGAACCAAGCTGGTCTGTACATTCCCAGTACTGCGATTGACACGCAGACTCAGAATGCAAATCAAGCATTGGCTGCCAGCAACGAAGGTGCCAAGTCAGGTACCAACATCATGGACCCTGCTGCTTTGATCAAAGGTCAGCCAGTGGTGAATGTGAAACTTCCGACGCCGACTGTCTCTGCAGTGGTTGCTTCGACGGAAGACAAGCAAGCAGCAGCTGCCAAGGTTCCTGAGTTCCGTACCTTCAAGCACATCTACGCTGGTGCGAAGACTCACATGCCCAACGGTAAGGAGATTCGCTTCGGTGGTCATGCTGGCAGCCCGGGCTTCTTCGCTACGAACAAGACTGACGAGATTGACTACCTCACCAGTCTTTCGGACATGCCCGGTTCGCAAGTTACGGAAGTGGATCGCAACGAGCACAAGATTCCTTTCTACGAAGATTTGGAAGAAGCTCGCACTGCCGCACAAGGCAACTCTGTTCGTGCGCATGATCCGCGCGTGGCTGCTGCGCAAGAGAACATCGAAGCTGTCATTGCAGCTGATGTGCCGCGCCGCTAAGTTCTAGAACTATTAGGAGAGTTGCATGTCGTTCCAGACTGATTTGTATGACGAGATGATCGACGGCATTAACATGCTTACCAACCGGAATGATCTGGAAGGTGAGACTGCGATTGCTCTTCGTGCTGCTACTCAGAATGCACATCTGTCTGATACGTACTTCCGTGACGTAGTTACGAACAACGTGCAACTTCCTAATACTTCTACCCAAGCTGCCATTGATATTCCCACAGCTCTGCCGGGGTTTCGCGGATTGATTGACATTCGTGGACTGGATATCAATCAGCAACCACTGTGGTCTCCCGGCTCCCAACAGATTGATGTTGTGGAAATGGGTGATATCTACGATCCTGAATACGGGAATATCAAGAACAACATCGCATATGTCAGTGGTGACAAGTTGATCATCCGGTATCCTGGCAGTGTCGGTGGCTACATATTCGAGTATCTCCGCACACCGCAGACCAAGCGAGAATTGTACAATTCATGGATTGCTCAGGAAGTTCCTGCAATCATCCTGTATTGGGCTGCTGCGCTTGTTCTTGCCACGAATGGTAATGAAGAGAAGTCGCGCAACTATCTCACACAAGTAGAGAAATTCTACATTCCCCAACTCAAGAGTAACTTCCTTTTTGGAGCACAGAGGTAACATCATGGCTGAACTTATTGCTAGCAGTGTCAATGCTGCCAACTCTGCTGATTTCACACTGACCACTGGAGTTACTGCAACTCTGAATCTCAAGGGCCCTGCTGACACTTGGGTCGGTCCGCAGAGTATTGCATATGTACAGATCAAGAGTGCTGATGGTCGCTATTACACCATCGGTTCTTTGACAGTTCAACAACCAGCTGCAGTTCTCAGTGCGGTTGGTACATTCCGAGTAGCCAAGCTTGCTGCTGCTGATGCTTTCGGAGTTGATAAGAACTAAGGATTGCCATGTCATCCTTGCTCTTGCAACCACTTCTGCAGCCATTGCTGCGTTCTCCATTGCTACCACCTTCGGAAGTTGGCGGCATGCGGCTGGGCCCAGAATTAGTTCCCAATGGTGACTTCAGTGGGGGAGCTACTGGTTGGACTCTGGGAGCTGGCTGGAGTGTTGCAGCGGGTCAATTAGTTGCAACTGCTGCAGCCCAAGATACTTTCACACAGAGTGGCCCAGTAATCACGTCAGGTGAAACATATCTAGTGCAGATTGCTTGTACTGCTTACACCTCAGGTGGCTGGAAATTGCTATTTGAAGGTGGTGTTAATCCCACTGGTGACCACACGTCGGCTGGTGTATTTACGGGAATTGCTACTGCCACTGCCAGCGGTAGTATCTACGTGTGGGCGAACTCTCTGCTTTCGGCCAGCTTCGATAACATTTCTGTTCGCAAGATTTATTAATAGGAACAATCATGATCACCGTTCTTGGCAATGTCAACAATGCAGGATTCGCGCTACCGATGGTTAGTGCGGCACCTTTGGATATCAACGCTCAGTACGTACTCGGCTGGAATCCTGCGCTGCAAGCACTGGATTACATTCCATTCGTGGTGGGTGCTACTGGTGATATCGGTGTTGCTCGTGATCTCTCAGTAGTTCGAAATGCGTTGATCGGTGGAACTCTTGGTGTCACAGGAGTAGCAACTTTTGCCGCCAAGCCTGTCTTCACCCAAGGCATGGACAGCTTGACTGTTAACAACGCAGTTGCTGCAAACGGTCTGATTACGGCCAGTGGCACTGTCCAAGGTCTGACGTTGAAGGCTGTCAGTGGTGCTGCCAACGCAGAACTGTTGAACAACCAATTGAACATTCAAGGTATCAAGGTAGTTGCTGCTCGTGACACGGGCTGGACTGCAATGACTGGTACTCCCCAGAAGACTACTGCTGCCACTGGCACGGTGACACTTGCACAGTTGGCAGGCATTGTGATGGCAATGCAGACTGCGCTGATTAATCATGGTTTGATTGGTGCGTAAGGAGTTCATCATGCTCAATGCTGATGGAAGCACACATAAAGAACCTTGGATTAACTTCGTACGCACGATTGATCTAGGTCACTTGATTGCAATGGCCACATTCATTGGTGGTTTATTCCTCCAGTGGAATGTGATGGATCGGAGACTGACGATTGCAGAAGAACAACTTAAGCAAGCCAGTAGCCAGAACATCGAACTCAAAGCAGCCAACCGCGAGAATTATCTCGAACTCAAGGTTGATGTAAAAGAAATCAAGCAGACGATTGGCAGTGTTCAACAAACACTCGCAATCATCAATGCTACCAATCAACGTGATACTCTCAGGAAATAATCATGGCATACGTACCCGATCCAACTGACCCGACACAGCCAGTAGAAAGTGTAATTGCTCGTACAGCTGCCGCAGAGTTTCGTGCGCTCAAGCAATATTTGGGAGTATTGGTTGCAGGTGGTGCTATCAATTCTCCGGGTCGTTTGCTGGGAGTTAAGCGGCTGGCCGGTGCTGGTAACTACAGTGCTACTCCCGGAACTACTGCTACTATCTGGCTTGGACTTGGTGGTGGCGGTGGTGGTGGCGGAGCACAAGCTAATCCCGGTGGTCAGCTGTCTTGCGGTTCTGGTGGTGGAGCTGGTGCTATTGCTATTCACTACGCTACTTCTGGTTTTGCCGGTGCTGCCTACGTTGTGGGTGGTGGTGGAGCTGGTAATAACGCCAATGCTGGCAACCCCGGCGCTAATACTACTTTCCTAGGTGTAGTTGCTGGGGGTGGTAATCCCGGTTCTGTTATTACTAGTACACCGTCTGCTGCCATGATCACAGGTGGTGCACCATCTCTGAGTACGGGTGCTAACATCTTGAATGCAAGTGGTGCACCAGGTGCTAACGCTATTATCTTCGCCGGTGCCGCCTCATTCTTGTCTGGTAACGGGGGTAGTAGCCCATTCGGCGGTGGCGCACTTGGAACTGCTGGTAACTTGGGCGGTAATCCCGGTATTGGCTTTGGTTCTGGTGGCTCTGGTGGTTCGTCGCTGGCTGGTGGTCCTGTTGAGCCGGGCGGTGCAGGTAGTGCGGGTACTATCTTGGTTCTTGAATTCTCTTAAGGACGGCAATGTCCAAGTATCGCTTTCGTGGCGCACTTGCTGCCGCACAGTTTCCACTAGCTCTGGAGCTAGCAGGTCGAACTGTCAATAACGGCCGTACTGACTTGGATGTTAAGGCACCACAAACTGTGCTTGGTCAGCCGAGTCCGTCACAGTTTGATACTCCGCAAGTTCTCTTTGCTCAGAACGTCGTACCGACCAGTGAAGGTATGCAGAGTGTGGGATTCTTGCAGAAGATTCGGCCACTCGCTGGTGCTGATGATTTCGATCAAGCAATCACACTGCGAGACGAGGATGAGAACAACTTCCTCTTCGTACCTGCACGTGGCAAGAATTACATCTGGAATGCAGCAACTGGTGACTGGGAATCTACGACACCGTTCACTGGTTGGACGGGCCGTCTAGTCACGCGTGCATACGTAAATGGTCGCACATTCATTTGCTACGAAGGTCAAGGTATCTACGAGTACGACTTCGTAGCTGGTACATTTACCCTGCAAGCAGTCACAGGTCTCACGAATGCAGAGATTCGAGGGATTGGCGGTAGTAGTAATTATCTAATCGCATTCACTGATTTGGAAGTTTGCTGGAGTTCCTTGGTTAATCCTCTGGACTTTGCTCCAAGTATGGCTACTGGCGCTGGTCGTTCTATTCCGCAGGACGTCAAAGCTCGTATCACTGCGGTACTGGGGATTTCTGGTGGCTTCATCATCTACACTGCTAAGAATGCTATCGCTGCGGTCTATACCAACAACACTCGCGCACCGTTCACTTTCAAGGAAATTGCAAATGCTGGAGGCATCCAGACGTATGAGCAAGTTACTAGTGAGCAAACATCTGGGGCGCAATACGCGTGGACTACTGGCGGCCTCCAAAAGATTACAGTACAAAATGCGGAACCAGTAGCTGCTGAGATTAACGACTTCATCGCCGGTAAGATGTGGGACGAGTTTGATCCAGTCACGAAGGTGATTGAAACTTTCTATTCCGATTCTGCAGAATTTCCGGTGAAGTTGAGTTTCATCAGCAGTCGCTTCTTGATGATTAGTTATTCGGTGTCATCTGATTCGTCAGTGTACCAGTATTGCATTGTCTATGACATTGTGTTGCGTCGGTATGGCCGAGTTAAGATGGATCATACGGATTGCTTCAGCTACCCATATCCGAATGTGGCTGGTGTAGTTACGTATGACGATCTGGCGAACACCACTTACGATGATTTGAGTCAGACAACCTACGCTGACTTGGATACTGGTGTCATCAGCGATCCGCCAAGCAAACTCACGGTAGCATTCCTCGGTGTTGACGGTGAAGTCAAGCTGATGTTGATGGATTACAACAAGGAAGCTGAAGAGAAAGGTGTGTTGATCTTCGGCAAGTTCCAAGTTGATCGTGCCTTGATTATCACGATGCAAGAGTTGAATCTTGAAGGTATCTACCAACCAGTGAGTGATCGTCCGCACCCATTCACGGTAACTGCATATGCTGAACTTCCTGATAACAAGGGAACTGTGTTCAGTGCTATGAAACTCCAGAGTGCCAAGGGCAAGAATGCACGATATGCTCGTCGGCTAACTGGTCTCAACGTGAATGCTATCATCGAAGGTACATTTGCACTCAAGACTTATCTATTGGAAGTTACGGCTGAAGGAGATAGGTAATGGCGCTTAACAGCAAGATTCTGCTGGGACTCCCCAACCTCCCAGCTGACACGATTGATCCGAAATTCTACTCTGAATTTCTGACAATCTATCGTGCCATCCAGAATCTGCTAGCAGGTGTTTCTGAGTTCGCTGGTATTGACCCGCCGGATGCTATTGAGATTGCTTCAATGGACCCGACGAAATACTTGCAAGCATCGAATCTGGCCAAGTGGTATCCGATTGCTGACGTTGCAATTGTTCGTGGACAGCTGGTGCGTCCTACTACTGTCGGTAGCAACCATTGCACTCTAGCAGGTGCTGGCACGGGGTTGGTGAATGGTCCTGCTTGTGGAGTAGCTAACACCAGTGTTGCTCCAGGCCAGAAAGTAGAAGTAATCATGGGTGGTTTGATTGATGCCATCGGTGGTATGACTCCGGGAATCTTGTATTATTTGAGTACTACTCTCGGAGCAGTTCAGAATCTGCGGCCAGTTTCTGCAGGTCAAATCATTCAACCAATCGGCTGGGCTCTCAGTCCCAGTCAAATGATTCTTAACATTAGTTCGTACGCCCACATCATCTAGGAGAAATCATGGTAGCGCCGCTTCTCATTCCTATCCTCACCACTCTTGCTAGCAAGGGTCTCGATCTCATTGGTTCTGCAATTCTTGCCAAGGGTAAGGATGTAGTTGAAAAAGAGCTCGGAGTTAGCATTGATGATTCGCTGACCTCGGAAGATGGCACGGCGAAACTGCGAGAACTGCAGATGCAGCACGAGGAACGACTGCTAGAACTAGCACTCGAGGATAAGAAGCTGGATGCCAGCTACTATCAGATCGACCAGCAAGATCGAGCAAGCGCACGTGAACGAGAAATTCGTGTCATGGAAGCTGAACATTCTGGTTGGTTGAATCGAAACATCGTTAGCATGATTACGTTGATTGTGATTGTTGGCGGTGGATTGATCCTCTACTTTCACAGTGACAATGAAGTGAAATTCTCTGTCAGCAATTTGATGATTCTGGTTCTTGGTTACTACTTCGGTAGCAGCAAGAGCAGCAGCCAGAAAGATACCGCGATCAACAACCTCAGCATCCGCAAGGAATAATCATGGCCCTCACTCTCGGACAGCATCAAGAAGCATTCTCTCTGGATGTGATCAAACTCATGACTAAGGCCAATGAACTTGGCTTTGGTATCCGTCTCGGAGAAGCACTCCGCACGCCAGAACAACAGAAGTTGTATTTTGCTAGTGGTGCAAGCAAGACCATGGATTCGCAACACCTGAAGAAGCTGGCCATTGATCTGAATTTGATCGTACAAGGTCGACTTGCAACTGCCAAAGAGATCACACCTCTTGGTAAGTATTGGGAATCTCTCGATCCGCTGAATCGCTGGGGCGGCAGCTGGCGTGGACTAGTAGAAGCTGGTAAATCCAGTTTCATTGACAGTCCGCATTTCGAGCGTCAGGCTTAATTCCTGCGTTGAATCTCAACTTGCATGGTAGTATACTGCTGGTAATTTCTGGAGAATTTCATGGCAACCACTGCTGACCAGACTGTCAATTACCAGTCTCCATTGTCTGGGATCATTGATAAGATCATCGGACAAAGCAACACTACCAGCGGCACGACTAGTGGGAATACCACTGGCACGACTGCTGGTACTACTACGTCCACCAGCTCTGCTGATCTGGGTGCGTTGAACCAAATCTTCAACTCAGCTTCTGCTGGGATGAGTTCTGAACAACTGTCGGCACTGATTTCTAGTATCTTCACTGAAGGTGCTAATCAGGTTCCTAGTCTCATTGGTGCGTATGCCAATGCTACTGGTAGTCGCGCGACTGGTAATAGTCCGACGAAACTGGCACTTGATGAACTCAACAAGAACATGAGCACCCAAGCAGTGCAAGCTCTGTTGAACTACAATCAAGGTAGCCAACAAACTGCAGCAAATGCTGCGGCCCAAATTGCTGGTAACACCCGTTCGCAGACTCAACAGAATGTGCAGCAACAAGCTGGCACGAGTCAGCAACAGCAGCAACAACAGCAAGCAACTACGGTTAATCCCAAGAGTTCTGGCATGCTTGCAGCTCTGATGGGAGGTGCTGGTCTTGCTAATAAGATGGGTCTTCTGCCCAGTTTCGGCAAGTCTGCTGCTCCAGTAACCCCAGCTTCTGCTAGTTCGCCGGGAACAATCTCCGGTGGCGGCAGTCTTGTCGGTAACACTGGTTCTGCTACTGCACCCATGCTAACCAATGGTGGTGGTACTTCTGGCATGCTGTCTACTCCGACAGCTTCTAGTGGTTTCCTTGCCGCACCTGTTGCAGCTAATCCATACGGTGTCAGTTCTGGCATCGGTGGCGGTGTTTCAGCAGGTGGTGCCGCTCCTAGTTACGATTTCGGTGGTGGTATCAGTGGACTTGGTGGCTTTTCCGGAAGTGGTGGCCTTCTTGGTTCTGCTGCTGATCTTGGATTCGGTAGCTTGCCGAGTAACTTCAACGCTTTCGGTACTCTGGGTACTGACAGTCTCGGGAGTAACTTTAATTTCGGCAGCAATCCATTCGGTTACACAGGGTCCGCGGGTGGTATTACTGGCGCAGTTGGTGGTGCCGGAGGTGGTGGAATTGGAGACTTCTTCAACGGCGCAGCTAGTGGTATCGGTAGCGCTCTCAGTAGTGCAGGTGACTGGCTTGGAAGTTTCTTTGCTGATGGTGGGCAAGTTGGTAATCGTGGAATTGGTGCTCCTGGCGACACCCGTTACGGTGCTCCTGCAGTTGCTCCGCGAGTACCAGTTAGTGGTAATATCTTCGACATGACTCGACTGCGTAATGAAACTAACGCTGGTCTGGTAGCACCTCCGATGCAGATGCAGCAAGGTACGAACGTGCAAGTGCCGCCGGGTACTCCTACTGGGGTGCCTGTAGATATTGCTGGCATGATGCAACTTCTGCCATTCTTGATTCGTCAAGGTACTGGTTTCGCTGACGGTGGGCAGGTTAGTCCACAAGATGGTGCTCGTGAACTTCGTACCATGATGAGTCAGCGGCAAAATAGTCTTGCTACTCGTCCTGCTTACGGGTTTGAAGGAATGAACGTAGGACAGATTATGGATGCTACCGCTCGTGATCGGGGCATCCAATCTGGCATTCAGAATACACTGAGTCCAGATTTGTTCACTCAACTTCTGATGATGCTAGGTGTTAGTAATTCTACTACTGGCCTAGGTTATGCAGATGGTGGGCAGGTGGAGACTGGCGGTGCCACTCGCGTACGGAATCAAAACTATCTCGGTCCGCAACAGGCACGTGAACGTAGCGGTGCAATGAACTACGAAGGTTATGCTCCAGCTCCTGCAGTTGGTGCTAGCGTACCTGCTGGTGGTTCTCCAAGTATGGCAGCTGGTGCTGGTATTCAAGCTCTCGGTGTTGCTCCAATGCAAGCTACTGCAGGTACTACAGCACAGAGTGCTGGTGATGCAAATGCACAGGCCTGGGCTCAATTCTATGATTCGCTTGCTCGTGAAGCTATCATGAATCAACGTGGTGGTGGTTCTGGTGGAGTTGGTGAAGGTGGTGCTCCGGGACAGAATGAAGCTGATAACGGCCAAGCAGGCATTGGTCCTAGTGGTATTGCTGCTGCACCTCCTGGAACTGGTCAAGCTGTGAGTATGGGATTGGGCCAAATTGGACTCGGTGCTCCGGGACTGAGTAGTGTTCTTGCATTCATGGCATTCATGGCAAACCAAGTCAATGCAGCTAATCAAGCTGCTGGTAGTGCCAATGGTGGTGTCAGTGGTTCTTCGGTAGGTGAGGGTCCTACTACTGCTACTGTCTCTGTCGGTGCAGTTGGTGATACTCCCGGCACCTCTAGCACAGTTGGTATCGGTGATACTGCAGGTGGCGGTTCTAGTGACGGTGGTGGAACTGGTTCTGGTAACGGCACAGGTAATGGAGGTGGTCCCGGCGATAGTGCTGGTCCCGGATATGCTGATGGTGGTATTGTCTTCGGTGCTGGCACTGGCACCAGTGATTCCATCCGTGTCAAACCCAAGCAAGCTGGTGGTAAGACTCTCAACTATTCGGATGGCGAATATGTTGTACCCAAGGATGTAGTTGATGCACTCGGTGCGAAGACCTTGGATGATATCTGCGCCGCTTTCCACACTCCTGTTAATAGGTAACGTCATGGCTGACTTTGCTATTGGAGATATCTATTCGACTATCGAGGAATTGGCACCCAAGTACGGTGTTGATCCCAAGGTAGCTAAGATGTTCTTGACTGCTGAGAATACTGGCAGCGGTAGCACTACGTCCCGTTCGACTTACAATGGTGCGGCAGTTTCGCCTAAGGGTGCCAGTGGCCTGATGCAAGTCATGCCGGCTACGGCAGAAGGTTTGAAACAAGCAGGATTCTTGCCAGCAGACTGGACAAATGATCCTACCAACTTGCAGAGTCAAATCTCTGCAGGTCTTGCTGCGATCAAAGAAATGCAACCACGTCAGCGTGATCCGAATGACGTTCGTGAACTTGGTGCGATGTACAACGGCGGGAATGCAGCACATAAAGCATATCTTGCTGGTCGTCCGATGAATGCTGAAACAACGCAATACATTAAGAAATTGGAGCGTTCTGCCATGGAACTCGGTACACCTCTCACGCCACAACAGATTGAACGTCAAGCTAGTTCTGGAAATTCTACTGGCCCCAATGGAAATACAAGTTCCACCAGTAGCCGGACTACCACACGTAGCACTCTCTTTGATCCTGCTGCGATGGCAGATTACGATCAAGCATTCAACACCAGTCAGCTTGCATTTAGCAATGCATCTCAGCAAGTAGCTCAAACTTCTGCTGACCGTCCCGGCATGGTGATGGATACTATGCAAGCTATCCTAGATGCTGGTACGGCAGCTGCTACGAAAGCTGGTGCGGAAGCAGCTATCGCCACGGCCGGTGCTCTGCGTCGCCAAGACATTCTCAGCAAAGCCAATCTTGATCCAGCGGCAGCTAACAATCGTGCGCAAGTAGCTCTTGATGCTCTCGATTCTACGAGTGCACAAGTTGATGCTCGTCGCGGTGCAATGGATGAGATGCTTTCTGCGAGTATCTTTGATGATCCATTCAAATGGTTGTCTGCTCAGATCAAACTCCCGGGTGCCGTGAGTGAGTATAACAATATCGTTCGTCTGCAACAGGATCAACTCGGCCGATACAACGCTGCCAAAGATATTGCGGGCAGTCAGATTACTCTCAGTCAAGGTACGGAAGCTGATGAGATTGCCAAGGCTGGTGTTGCTGCTGCGAATGCTGCCAGTAGTGAAGCTGTAGCAAAGGCGAAACTGCTTCAACAGCAAGCTCAGGGAAAGAATGTCAGTGATGCTATGAGTCTTGCAGCCCTTGCTCGTCAAGGTACTGGAGAAGCACTGCAACGTGTGAATCTCACTGCACAGAAACTTGCAGAATCTGAAGGCATCTCGGAGAAGGAAGCCAGCAAGAAACTGATGGATCAGAATTTGGCAGATATCAACAGGGTCATGAAAGCTGCTGGCAGCCAACGTGAAATTGATGCTGCTCGCTACAAGTCGCTTCCTGCCAAGGGTCGTGAGATGTTGGACCAAGCTGCAAGTCGTGGTACTTTCGGCAGTGACTTCGTTGAAGCTGTTGAATTCATCGATAACTTCGGCAGTCTGCAAGGGATGGCAGTTGGGAATAATTTGGGCGCTGCTCGCTGGGTTCAGAAGACTCGTGAAACTGCAAGTAATAAGACTCTCGCTGCGCAGCAAGAATGGGACTCGCCGAAGAATCCCAATCGCATGAAGCCTTTTGATATTGTTAAGGTGCAACGTGAACAATTGGCAGCAACTGCGAATGCGTATGCTGGACAAGCTGCAGTCAACATGACTAATGCTCCTGATTCTAATCCATACAAAGCTGACTACGCAAGTATTGCTAAGTCTCCTGACATGGCTGGGAATGTCTACGCTCAACTGATTCTCAAGAATGGTCCTCAAGCTACCGTAGATAAACTCTACGATACCTATGATGAGAATGCATTCATGAATCGCTTGGATACGAACATCTTCTATTCCAAGGACCCAGCAATGGCAGTGAAGAAGACTGCTGCAGATATTGCTGCGTTCTATCAAGCTGCTGCCAAGAAGGCAGTCACAGATACACACTATCCGATGTTCGGCATGAGTAAGCCGCAGAAGACTTATGCACTGCAACTTCCACAGATGGCTGGTGGTAAGTTGGGTACGATTGACATGGGTGATCCGGTGCAAGTCGAACGTATGTTCATGATGAGTTACGCTCAGAATGTTGCAGCGAGTTCTAACTTCTCAGTCATGGGTGGCATTGATCCCAAAGAAGTTCTCAAGCAAACGTTCGGACAAAAATAAGGAATTGACATGTCTCTCTTTGATGTTGTTGCTCCGGCAGTTGATAGTGTTGAAGCGCAAGCCAGTGTTACTTCTGGCATGGGTATTGGTGATCGTGCTGCTGCAGGTGCTACTGCTGCTGTGATCAGCGGGCTTGGTAGTATCTACAACACGTTCGCCAGTGGTGCGAATCTGCTTGGTGCCAATGCATCGATGATTGATACTGCCAATGAACTCTCCGGCATGGACGAGAAGTGGGCATCACTGTATCGTGAGAACAAGGAGACTTTAGATACTGCCGGCTTTATCGCAGGTAGCTTTATTCCTGGAAGTATGGGGGTCAAAGCCCTGAATCTCGCACGTGCGGGTGAGGGTGCTGGTGCTATTGGTCGCGCACTTGGTTTCGCACAGACGAAGCAATCTCAGTATCTCAGCAAAGCACTGACGGAACTTGGAACCGAAGGTGGTTCTGTGTTTACGAACATCAATAAGAATAAGCTCGGTGCGATGGCTTGGGGTGCTGCTGACCAGACTCTGCAAGCTGCAGCTTTCGAGACTGCTGTTGCTGCAACCATGTACAAGTCACCAGTCTTCGAGAATGACAGCTGGTGGGATATTGGTAAGACTGCGTTGACTGGTGCACTCTTTGGTGGTGTCATCGGTGGTAGCATTGATGCACTCATTCTTAATCGTAGCTTCAAGAAAGCTGTCGGTGCCTTGGACAAGAAGGCAATGGATTACCAAGCCATCACAGATATCAGTGGTTTCAACATCACTGCTGGTGACAAGGCATTCGCGATTACTGACAGTCTGTTGAATCTCCCTACAGAAGTTCTTGCTGCTGACAAGTTGCTTGATCTTAGCTTCCACATTTCTCGTCCGGATAAGGTTGCTGGCTGGGACCCGGTGACCAAGACTATCAAGACTGATATTTCTAAAGTTCTTGATCGTACTCTCACGGGTAGTCAGACTGTTGGACTCCAAAATCTGGAGAAGCAACTTCGTGAACTCTCGCCGAACTCTGATGTTGCTGGTCCAATGGCACTCAAGGTGTTGGAAGATTTCTCCAGTATGCGAGCAGCAGGAACTGATCCTGCCATGATCCGTGATCGTCTAGGAGATTATCTCTTCGGACTCAAGAATGTAGATGCTGTCACCACGGCTCAGAAATTTGGGCAAGATGATTTGTGGTATTTCAAGAAAGCACTCTCGGCGGACGAACTTGACAAGATCAAGACTGTCAAAGACTGGGAGAAAGCAACCACGAGTTCTACTCCATTCGGTGATGATGCTTATTCCAAGCCATACATCTTCACTGGCACACCTGAACAACGTGCTACTGCATTCGCCAACGTAGCTAAGATTGGTAAGCCTGCAGAAGAAGGTGGTTACGATACTCTCGCAGCTGCATGGAAAGCAGGACATGACAATGCTGTGCTGGCAGATGGCACCTTCCGAGTGAATCCCAAGAGTAGCTTGTGGAAGCGTGTTGATGATCCTATCACCAGCAGCAAGCAATTCTTGAACACTCGCACGGGTGCATTCACAGATTCGACAGTGCTTACTGCCGCTGACCAAGTTCCTGCTGGGAGCACTCTGCAATTGACTGCCCAAGGTGTCATCATTCCTAGCGCACAAGGTGTGAAGAATCGTGTGATCAACATGGCTTCTGGATTCAATGAAGCTGGTGACACGACTTACTACACTGCACGTCACGCATGGGCTGGTGCGCTCGAAGATAAGAATATTCCAGATATCATCCGTGTTGACGATTTCAGTCTCATGGATCGTTTGCGCACTGCCAGTCCTGATACTCTCGAACGTGTGACTATCCTTCGCCCGGATGGTTCTGAGTTGTACGCTGCATCGGACGTATCAATCCCAGATATGATTCGCAGTGCGAAACTGTCAGAGTCCCAGCGTATCTTTGCTGAAGCTGCCGAAGAAGGTGTCAGCAAGGATGTACGAGAAGTCGCGTATCGACTGAACGTAGATGGCAAGTGGTTGGAAGATACTGTTGCTAATCGCTTCTCTCCGAACTACGATAGTGCCGTCACTGGCCGAGTTAGCTCAGCGGATGCAGACAAGGGTATTTCCTTGCCTCTGGCCAGTTTCGCCCGTCGTGAGAATGTTCAAGTCAACTACGAACTTCCTGGACAATTCACCGAACTTTCTACGATCAAGCCTACTGATACTTGGCAAGCTAAGCGGAATGCCATCATTGATCAAGTGTCCAACAATGGTGGGCAATTTGTCACGGGTGAACTTGCTTGGACGTATCGTGTCCAGCAAGCAGTTCAAGCTAGCGAAGAAGCATCTGCTTCCGTTCTTGGTACCGCACGTCACAGCAAACTTATCAAACTCCAGCAGACTGCAGCCAAGTTGGCTGACTCGAATGGTGCTGGTTCCAGCATGTTCGGCAGTGCCAATGCCAACTACGGTGACCAACTTGAACTTGCTGCTCAGACCAGTGGTAAGTTGGTACATCTGTGGGCGCAAGAAGATACTGCAAAGATGATGGAACTCATGGGTCCACTGAGTCTCAAGATTCAACGTGATCCTAAGGCAGCAGCTGAACTTGGTGTTGTCACGAATCTCTTGCGGAACAGTGATGAGAAATACGTATTCAATCCTGCGAATCCCAACCAACTGATGCTGCGAGAGTTGAAAGAACTCCAAGGTGAGAAGCTGGCAGCAGCTATCTCGCAAGCAACTGCGGATGGTCGCAAGTTGTATATCGATGTGCAGAATCCCACGGTTGTAGAATTCCTTGCTGGTCACACTGCCATCAATGGTGAGCGTGTGGGCAAGCGTCAAGTTCTGTGGAATGCAAAGGGAACTACCACTAGCTACCAAGGTGACACTGTCTATGTGCCGCCAATTGACACCACGTACTTCCAACATTTCGCATTCGTCCGACCGATTGAAGGTCGTGCATTTGGCACCAGTGAAGTTACTATGGTCTTCGGTCGTGATGCAGCTGAACTCCAGAAGCGTATTGCGATGGTTGATACCAAGAACTTCACTGTGGTTAGCAAGCGTGGTACCGAAGATTGGTTTAAATCCAAGGACTTGTATGACTACAATCTCACAATCAACGAGCCTCGCATCAATTCGGAACTCCGGAAATCCGGAGCCTTGGCCGACACTTTCCCAGAAGTGCGTGGAGGAAACATTGTCGAGGACTATCTCCGTTGGCACCAGAACCAAACTAAGCGACTGGTCCGAGATTCAGTCGAGACAAACTATGCGCAACAGTTTGCTGAACTGCGCGCTCTCGGCCGGAGCTACACGGACGCGGCTACTTCTCGATTTGCTGGAAGCGCGCGAGCGAGCAACACGGAAGTTGTCAATCCATTCGACGACTACATCAAAACATTCCTTGACGTCAGCAAGCGGAGCGAGTATCAATTCTTGCACCAAGCTAACGAATTTGTAGATGCTCTTGGTGTTCGTGCGTATCGATTCGTTGATGATGCTTTTGGTAAGGCTAGCAAAGGATTGATTGATTACAAGGAAGTCAATGACATCATGGAGAAGTATGGTGTCAAGGGAATCTATCAGAACCAAGAACAACTGATCACAGCTAATGCACCGCGTGATCGGAATCTGATTCGTGAAGGACTCTCGAAGGCTAATGCTTTCTTGGCCAACTCCGTCCTGCGACTTGACTTCTTCAACTCTGTTCTTAACACCGTCAGCACGCCACTCCTGCTGAGTACGGAACTCGCTAGTATCCGGACACTGGCGGCCAAAGATCCGGAGCTGCTTGGCAAACTTAATGAAGCATTGACCATTGCAATGCCCGGTAGTACCACGCGTGTTCCTAGTTCCACCAAGTTGCTGGCTCAAGCTATCCAGAACTATTGGGGCCCTGAAGGTAAGACTCTCGTGGCTCGCTACAAAGCCAATGGTGATATTCGTGAAACTCTCCAACAAGTCCATAGCATGATGGAAGATATCGCCATGCGTCCGGACTATAAAGTATTCTCGGATGGAATTACCAAAGCTTTCGAGACTGGTGCTAAGATTACTCTCAACGAGCAAGCTGAACAATTCACCCGATTCATTTCTGCTGATGTGATGCGACAACTCACAGAACCAGCAGTACAAAAAGGAGCGCTATCACTGGCGGAACAAAATGCATATATCAGCGTCTTCACCAACCGGGTGCAAGGTAACTATATCACATCACAAAGGCCCATTGTCTTCCAAGGGGTTCTTGGTTCTGCGGTGTCACTGTTCCAAACATACTCCTTCAACCTTATGCAGCAGCTCTTTCGACACGTTGAGAATAAGGATAAGAGGGCAGTTGCAACTTTGTTCGGAATGCAGGCGGGCTTGTTTGGACTTAACGGAACACCGTTCTTCGAAGCTGTCAATACTCACCTTATTGGCAACGCAGCTACGAACCAAGGACACACCGACGCGTACTCTTTCGCTCCGAATCTGCTCGGGAAGGAAGTTGGAGATTGGTTGATGTATGGAACTACGAGTGCGCTCCCACTTATCATGAATGGGCAGACTCCCGCACTCTACACTCGTGGTGATATCAACCCACGGCACATGACCATCTTGCCAATCAATCCGTTGGATATTCCTGCGATTGACGCGAGCACGAAGATTGTCAAGAACCTCATCAGTGTTGGTAGCAACATTGCAGGCGGTGCTGCGATCGGCCAATCACTACTGCAAGGATTGGAACACAATGGTGTCAATCGTCCACTCGCAGGACTGGCGCAAGTAGTGAATCAACAAGCTACGACAAGCAAGGGGAGTTTGATTTCTGCGAGCAGTGACTTCAGTCTCATCGCTAGTAGCAGCCGAATTCTCGGCAGTCGCCCGATGGATGAAGCTGTCGCACTTAACAACATGTATCGACTCAAGAGTTACGAAGCTGCAGATACTGCGCGACGTGAAGCTCTGGGTGAGCGTGCTAAGAGTTACTTCAACAAGAATCAGTTTCCACCAGACGAGGTGATTGATGGACTGATGAAAGACTACGCACGTGCTGGTGGTCGCATCGAGAACTTCCAAGCAAGTATGCAGAAGTGGTCGAAGGATGCAAACGTCAGTGTGGTGGAGAAGATGCGAGCTAAGATGCAGAGTCCGTATGGACAGAGACTTAGCGAGATCATGGGTGGAGAACCACTTCCGGACTGGAGCAATGCAGTGATTGAACCAAGTCCGGAAGCAGCGGGAGTTACTACTCCTTAGTTACTGCTCGAACTCCGCACGGAAATCACCGTCGGAATACATGGCAACAGAACCATCAGGCTTCTGCACAATCCATGCATCTTCATTCCAGTCTCCGAATTCCGGCTGTTGCATAGCTTGGATTACGAAGGCTGGGATGGAGATAGTAGCATCAGTGTTCAGCGACTTCAACTGAACGGCATCTACGATTGCTACTTTATACTTCCATCGTTCACTGACGTTCATCATGCTTCCTTGGGTTTGTAAAAGAACTTCGGTTCAGTCTCTCCTACGAAGAGTACAGAACCATGCACACCAGACATGCCAGTGTTAAAAGCCAGTACCTTTGGAATAGGCATTGGCGTAAATTTCACCACCAGTTCTTGCAACCACGGTGGCATGTTTTCAAACAAGTCTGGATTCTCCAGACCAGCAGTTTCATCCACTGCCGCCACTTGCTCATTGCTGAGCGAAACTGGCTTCTGAGTTTCCGGCGTCTGGAATTCCTTCTTCGTGCAATCAACTATCTGCAACTGTGGTTCGATCTTATCTGCACGAGTTTGCGCAGCTTCATCGGAATACACCAGTCCCTTGTAGCGCTCGGACAGTTTCGCGTAGTTAGCCTCCAGCACTTGCTCGCGAGTGAGGCCACACAGGAGTCGCATGCCTTGCATGTAGAATTCCAAATCTCCCAACTCTTCGATCACATTCTCCAAGTCGAGTGGCTTGTTATAGGCCCAGTATTTCTTGATCGCATCAAGGAGTTCACCAGCTTCACCTGAGATTCCCACGGCCATGTGGATCAAATCTTGTTGCTGGCTACCCATATCCTTGGCAAGTCGACCAACGAATTCATCGTAAGTCAGCCAAGCTGCATCATTGTCAGTTGGCAAGGGTCCAACGAAATCACCAATCTCTCCACCACTGCGAAGGACTGCAATCAGCATGTCCAGATTCTTAAACGCCATGTCATTCTCCTTTAGTTTCAACTCGTCCACACGTAGAGCAACGTACCTTGTTGGTAATCACTCCGCCTTCCCACACCCAAACATCCTTATGTTTGTAGGTGCGGCCATCGCCCGGTGGTTGACACTTGTCAGTATCTACTACCTGAGCTTGTTGCCACTCTGGTTTCAGTGTAGCGCCATTTGCATCAGTGCTCATCTTGGTCTCGCTTCCTTAAGTAGTTTCAAATCAACATAACTAGCTCGGTCATCTACTGGCTTCTGTTTAGCCAAGTATCCTTTGGCATGACCCATTGGCCATTCCTGAATCTTACCTGCGTGCATAAGACTAGCAATTAGTTCTGGCATCATGCTCTGTTTCGGCAGGTCCCGTTGGACAACTTTGTAGAGTTGATTGAAACTCTGTGGTTCCTTGCATTCGTACAAATGGGCCATCAAGTTTTGCTTAGCTTCTGAGTTCGGGTCCTTGCCATATTCACCCAGTGCTTTCGGCATATCTCGTTCGGTGAATGTAAGTACGGTGTTAGCGAGAATCACATCCTGAACATCAATCTTCGTACTCAACCTGCAAGCTGCACAAATCATGCAGAGTTTCTGCAAGTGCGTGAATCTACGAGTTGAGTAATGCTTGAACCGATAATCTTCAATATCTTTCCACGTCCGATAGATTGTATCTAATGCTTGGATAGCTGTCGGTGTGAAGCTAGCCTCACCTTTTATCTCGGTGCGGATTGTGTTGAAGAGTTCTCCCATTCGTACGATAATGCTTTCATCCGGCTTCTTAGGAAACGTAATTTTCCTACCGCTTGGCTCTGAATGAACAAGAATAAGTCTAGAGAGGAAACCTTGTCCAATTGCCGCAGCCGGAAAGGTAGCTTGCAAACTAGTGTGAGTGTTCCCTCCAAGCAGCGAAATCGTAGGCTGAAAAATGGAAATGGATTTTGAGTTTTTAAACCGCTGCTTGTAAGTGAGATTCTCATCGTCCCAATCCCAGAGACTCCCAAGGGTTGATAAGAAATCAATGTTACCGGTACCTGCGAATTCATTGAACTCGTCGGCAACGATAAAGACTTCTTTAGGGATTCCATCATGTCCACTATCTCCAGTGACGAGGCCCAGGGATTCAAGAATGTCTCTAGGATTTTCATCTCTCTTTTTACTGCGGCCATTCGCTTTGGCAAGGTATTCGTCTTCATCAGTAATTCCTTCAAGGTCAAGTAGGAACTTTTCTTTCGTAGTCCGGTCCGCTGAGAATGTCGAGTAACCAGCAGTGCTGAGAATACGGCGACTTGTCTTAATCGCGGAACTCTTACGGGTGCCGGGGTTCCCGACCAGCATCGTATACATGTTAGGAAAGATTCTACCAAGCCCATTGCTGATGTAGAATTGTCTTCCCAGAAAAGCACCAACGCCGGTCAACAAGGACCAGCGGTGATAGATAAGTGGCGCTTCAGTATCTTCCACATACCTGAAGTACAGATCAAAGAGTTCGTGGTTCTTTGGTGGATTGGTTGTCATTTCAGTTCTGACCATCTTTCTTTTCCGCAACCAATGTCGGAAGGAATGTACATTTCTCTAGTAACTCCATGAGGATCGGTGATCTTCACGCGAGTTGTCATGATCGTATCTCGCACTGCCTGTGGAATCCACTCGTTAGATTTTCCTTTGAGATACTGGAAGAACAGACTGTCATGAATCTGTGCCTTGATACGAATCTTATTGACTAGGTCCACGAAGATTTGTTTGCCGTCACGATAGAAGCTACCGTAAATCTGGCAACGCCACAGATCGTAGAATTCGATATTCACTGCATCAACACTAGTAGACTGTGGCTGGTGTGCTACTGCTGCATTCAGAGCCCGCTTGTCCAACCAAGGTTTTCCAAAAAATATACGCGTGCGTCCGAAGGGGTTAACAAGTCTGCCAGTAAGTTTGACCTGCATAATGATACTCTCATACCAGCTTCCCTTGACTCGCGGATATGTTGCTGCATAACGGTCCAAGAGTATTTGGCATACTTCCCGAAGTGATCCCGAAAGTTTGAGGAGAATCTTTGCTCGTGCCACATCCTTAGGTCCCATGGTGTCAAGCATGACACTTGCTCCCATGTTGTAGTTAGCACCATGATTCGTCCGCTTGGAAAGATCACGCAACTCCTTGTTAATAGTCTTGTGAAATTCATCGGAGTAGATTGTCTCGTAAGGAACTCCAAAGAATCGTTGGGCGTTGTACGAGTGATAATCATGTGGTCCCTCAACTAAGTCAATAAGGGCAGTTTCTCCAGCCAAATATCCAACACATCTTGCTTCTGCTTGAGCTTTGTCAATCTCACAAAGCAAGTAGCCGGGATCGGATACAAGACATTGTTTAACCGAATCATCTCGCGGTATGTTTTGGATTTGAAGGCCGCACCAGTAAGATGATTCAGAACTTGCAAGTCTTCCGGTGTCTGTTCCTGCTGGATTAATCTTATAGTAACAACGTCCATGCCAGAATTTCTCCGGTTGAAAATAGGTATTGACAAGCTTAGCAGCTTTGATAATGCTAACCATGTCCGACAAGATACGGTTGTTGAACGGACTGCTGGCCTGAGCTTTAAGCATGCTCGCCTTAGCAGTGTTCGGCAGGTGTCCTAGTCCCAGCACCTTGAACAGATTCATCTTCTGTGGTGGTGAGTTGGGATTGAAAGCTGGTGCAGCAATAGCAGTTTGAAACTCTGCGAGTTCCATGTTAACTTGCTGTTCCTTCTCAGCCTTCACGACTGCCAATCTTTCCATGTCTACCTTGATCCCTTCGATCTCGCAAGTAAGACAGGGGAAGACCAATGGAAACTCCATTAGGTAATTCCGAATTGCATACGGTTCTGCTTCCGAGATAAGACTCACGTAGCTGTTTACAGTAGCCCAGCTATCAAGAGCGTTATACCGATAATAATCCAGCAGATTCCCAGTCTTACCGTCATCTTTCCAGTAACGGATGTTTCGTAGGGCGTATGCGGCGACAAAGGAGAGGCGTTTAGGGTACTCAGAAAACATGCTATGGAATAGATGCTGAGTGTCATGAAGCCAATTGCGCACAGGGCAACTCCAGCGCAGCAGATAAAGATTGTCGTAGAGTCCATTTTGAAATACCTTCGGTGGTTGAAGATCACAAAATCTACGGGTCCATTCAATGAAGAACAGGTCCGTAAATGGAATCACTACTACCAATGTAGTATGAGATTTTGCGAAATAAGCAGCAAAGCTAATGCAATCAATGCGACG